GGTGGCTTCAGCTACCCCCGGCCCGGATATTGATTGCTAATCAATAATCCTCTGTTCTCGCCACCGATTCTCAAGATAACTTGAGTTCCGGCGCGTGTACTGCCCGACGGAGAAAGGCATGATTGCATCGAAAACGCAATCAGAGGCCCTAACACCGCATCCGCGAGGTTCATCATTCGTCCTAGAAGCACTATGGCCTCTTCGCCCTTCGGTAAAATACCGAAGAAGGGAAGACCAGCCAAGGTACTTCTTATTAATAGGACGCGACACTACGTCAGTAACGAGATATTCGAGCCTTTGCAGGCTCCGATTACCTCTCTTTCGTAATGGCCGGTTAACCTCCGGGTATACGTAGAGAGAAGGCACGGGAATACCCATGTCCTTCGTAGGAGTATTCATTCTGAATGAATATATCCACCCAGCTATGAGTTTGCTGGTCTCGTAGTAACCCTGTTCATAGAAGTTATTCGAATATTCGATATAACTTGTATAAACATCGGGGGCGATGGTGTGACGCCAAGTTGTCCGAATTCGGATCGGAGTAACGTCAGTGCCTTTATAGGCATCGACGCCACACGATTCTCGAAAGAACCCTTGGCAACACGACTTGTCACGGTTTATTGCTAAACCAAATGACTCGAGTGTAGCGATCGCGTTCGCGGTTTGATCCGCTCTGACGACCACGTCATCACCGTACACTAAGATGCTCTTGCGAGCATCCGCATCTGTGCTGCTAGCAGCGAGTATACTCCATATAGTAAGCGCCATTACGGGAAAGCATAATGCTGACCCCATGGGAGCGTACTTTTTGAGTATTAATGTCTCGCCGTTTGGCAGTACTGTGCTCAAAGACCTACACGCTTCCAAGGCCTCAAAAAGAGGCTCTGGAAACAGCAGGCGAACCAGACCAAGAGTTACTCTATCACTGGCATCTTTAAGATCCAGTGTGGAGTAACTACCGAGGTACGACCCATAAAGGGCAGCCCTTTGGTTGTACTCTTGATCAGTGAAGTGGACAGCATCTCTCGTAAGAGGATGCTGCTCCACTCTCCGAACGATGGCCTCCGACAAACCTTGTTGTACCCACTGGTTTTCCAGTGGTTCACAACTGATGAGTCGGGGTCCGCGTGAGTCTTTGGGTACGAGTAAAACTCGAGCCGAAGACTCTTTCGATTCAAGTGTGGAGAAGTCTCTACACTCGTCAACCACCTGCCCAAGAGATGCACAAAAGTATGCATCGAAAGGATAGAGTAGTTGAATACGAGGATTAATTCTTCTGAACCGGTACTTACCCCAGAGAGTCTCTTTGGTAGAGACTGTTCCGGGTCCGTGCCGGGGAAGAATTTCCCGTGGATCGAAACCAGAGAATACCTTAGCAAGGTATTTTCTAGCCTTACGAATAACCTTCGAGTATCGATCAGGTTTAACCTGGTCGTAACCTTTAGGGTTACCGTCGACAAGCTTGGCGATTTCGCCAAACAAGGCGTCGAATGGAGTAATGTTCTTCTCGGTTTCAATGAAACCGTCGAGGACTTTATCATTTGACTTTGAGCCATACGGCAATTTGAGTTTGTAAAAAACAAACAAAAGCTGCCGGATGTGCTTGATGCTTGTCACACAGGGTGACGGAAGTAACCTACCGTCGTGAGAGAATACCTTACAGAACAGTTCACCTAGAAATCTAGGGAACTTACCTTGGTTGGACAAACTCCAGCCTCGGCAGTCTATAGGGACATCTCCGAGAAGGGCCCGATCAAAGGCCTTTCCCAGACGGGGTAAAGTTTTCGTAAGAAAACTTAATCCTTCCCGTTCAATGCGATTATCCATCTTTTGGATGGTTAGACGCAGAGAACGCTTGGTGAACACCTCACTATGTGACGTTTGAACGTCGGTTAGCAAGGTGGCGAGAACGGTTCTATACTGTTCTAGGCTCTTATTGGTTTCCATATGGTAAACCTCCTAGAGCTATACACCCTACTAACCTATCTAGTTACTACGAAGAGAAGTAGGGGAGCCTAATCGGCCCCCCTACTCTGACATGCCAGACTATCTTACCGGAAGAATGTCTATGGGGAGTGAGTTGGTATCTCTACCAATCTTCACATCCTCAAAATACACTCCCCCGCGAGATAAACTACAGCCACAGAGCAGTGCTAATCCTAGCAATAGGATGAACACGCAAACCGCAACCCACATTTGGAAGGAGATTTTTACGTCTTCTTCATGAATGCGAGTACGCGATCGCTCACGCCTGTGTTTGGCATTTTCTCTGAAGTTGAACAACGACTTGGGATTCATAAACATCCGAAGTAGCCACGTGACTCTCTCGAGTCTGAAGGGGGAATTTCGTTCCCCAACCGTGAGTACGATGAATATCTAGACCGTGCCGTTGACCAACGAGTCCGCACCGTTGCCAGTACAATCATACAGAATAGTCGTTGAAGCCCCAAGTGAGGCTGTAAACGACATCAATTCTGCTTGAACGTTCTTGACTTCGGTGGTAGAACTGAGCTCCCCAACGGGGACCACAGTTACATTATAGCTGCTAATGACCACAGATGCGCCAGACGCACCCGTGACGGTTTTATCAACCCTCACGAGGCTTCTACGCACCAACCCAGTACCCGAACCTGTCTCAGTATGAGACACTTTCAGGCGATGGGGGGCATTAGGGGATTCGCCCGATTGGGCGTACTCCACAGCAGCTCCCGGACCAGTACTCCGCCTGAGGAATTCTACCTCAGTACCTGCGGAGTTCTTCACTTCATTCGTAGTTAGGTTTGCAGGTAATGGCATAGCTACAATTGTCTACTTTAACGATGTAGACGAACGTGGTAACGCCTTTACAATCGGGACAACCCGAGTGCAAACGCGAGGCTAAACTCTTTCGAGGATAGCCCGGACGTTTCAAACGCCCTTGACAAGTCCGGAATTCCGACGACGCGTCTATACGCATCTTCGTTTATTCTGAACACGTCTTGCATTGTATCCCATCCAAGAGAAGTGAGAATTTCTCGCTTAACATGGATGGAGTAACAATACTGGTGTATACGTGTTACTGGTTCTAAGTTACGAGTTCGGAATTGGTCGAGCCATCGGCTTACGCCGACGAGCCAATCAATGACGAACGTCCACGGTATCGCATTCCAGATTATCGAAGGGTTAAGATTAACCCCAAGAACATCTAGTAGCGCTGCCGTCTCGTTATCGAGTCCGGACAGATTATTCACATGATATGAATATTCCATCGTAGCAGAGAACTGACGGATCGAATAGAAAACCTGACGTCGAGATCTGAACTGGTCTGGCACAACTTGCCAGGTCACAGTTGCAGATGCCGATTCGTCAGAATTACTATATTCCTGCGACATGTTAGTGCTATAATGCCTAACTAGTCGCCGATCCGCATTAGACATCAACTTCCTCAGTTGACGTCTAGTCTCTGACAGTGCCTGGGTCACCCCAATCACGTCAGACAGTAACGGCAGGATGTTAAACTGCGCTTGCAGATAACCATCCGAGGAGCTTCGGAATAACGCGCGCAAGATACCACTTGACTTCTTTAAAGAAGTCAGTACGGCCTTTGCTCGCATTATTGTCCTAGGCAGAGACTTGAAGTCCTTCAACTCATAAAGAGTGTTAGGTAACGACAAGCTCGGCCTGATTCCAGGTAAGATCGCAGCTAAGCTACGATCTATATATGTATTGATGCTTGCAGGCACAGGAATATGCTTGTAAGCCTCAGTCATGCCCGGATAGAACAAGATGGGTAGCCCTTTGAAGGGTTCTGCCCAGCTACCGAATACAACAGACGGATGACCAACAGTACCAGCACCCGGGTTCCCTTGCCCCCACTGAATAGAGGAGGAAATGGGTACCCATGTCACGTAACCGAGAGCCTCGTCCAATGGCAGACTGCCATCGATCCAGGATCGGTAACCTGACAAATAAGGCGTAATCAAGCGTCTATCTAAACGATAGTGCTGACACGCATTAAAGGTGCGCCTCGAACGACCCGAAACGGACCAAAGAGCCTCTTTACTGCTCTCGTATCCGCTAAGGTTGTCCGGGGAACCGGGCTGCGCAAGAAGCCAAGAGCCATCGGTTGATTTGATGGCGTTGGAATAATGCGTTTGCCCAGTTACATTGGTTGTTCTGTCTGTATGCCACATATACACTAGGAACGGTGAGAATCACCTGAGGTAGGGACCCACAAGGGTCC